ACGCGCCGGTCGCCGCCTGGGCCGCGCAGCAGCTCGCGGCTGGGGCCACCAAGCTGGAAGAGGTAGCGGCCCCCCAGGTGGGCGGAGAAAGCCGCTTGGTGTATCTGTACAAGCGCGCGGTGTACTCCTACGCGCAGGCCGACCTCATCGAGCGTTACGTCGATTACGACACCACCGCCTCCGGCGTGAAGAAGTCGGAGCTGCAGTGCGAAGCGCCCGACGATCACCGCCGCAATGGTCGCTGGGCGGCGCGGCAGTTGGTCGGCGAGCCGCGCAGCACCGTGGAGCTGATCTGATGAAGGTCTACGCCCGCCAGGATGACACCGTGGACGCCCTCTGCTATCGGGCATTCGGATTCACGGCCGGCCTGGTCGAGGCCACGCTCGACCTAAACCCCGGCCTTGCTGACCTGGGGCCGGTGCTGCCCGAGGGGACCGAAGTAGAGCTCCCGCAGGTGCAGTCCACCCCCGCCACAGCCCCCTCCGTCAAACTCTGGGATTGAACATGGCCGAACCCTCGACCCTAACGGCCGCCGCCGTCACCACCTCCGCAGGCGTGTCCATGGCATTCCTGCTGCCCTACGTCGACGCCACGGCGGTATTCGGCGCGTTCATGGGCGCTGCGGTGGTCGCCAGTACGAAAAAGGATGTGCGCGCCTGGACGCGCGTGACGACCTTCGTGATTTCGGCCATCTGCGGGTACTTCATGTCCCCGGAGATCATCAGCAAGACGATCATCGATCAATCGTTCACAGCCGCCTTCGTGGGCGCGCTGATGGTGGTCCCGATTTCGCTGACAGTGCTCGCACGCATCGATCAGCTCGACATCGGTGCCTTCATTCGGTCCCTGGGGAGCAAGCCCTGATGCCGCATCTTCTCGCCACAATCCTGCAAACCGTGCCTACCGCCACCGTGCTGGTCTACATCGCGACCGCGCTGCGCCTGCTGTGCTTTCGGCCGAACGGCGCGCGGCACCGCCACGGGCTGTCTGCCGCCGTCACCGTGCTGATCGCGGCCCTGACGTGCCGGGCCGCCGGCATCGTTCTCTACGTGCAGCCGGTTTCAGTGCCCGAGCTGATTATCGCGATCGCCCTCTGCCGCGCCGCCATGGCATCGCGCGGCAACTTGGCCCACCTACTTCGGAGTGCAATCGATGGCTGACATCCTTATCCTTGGCGCCACCGGCCGCGCCGTGAGCGACCTGCAGCAAATCCTTAGCCGCGCCGGTTTCAGCGTGGCGATGACCGGACTGTATGACGACGCGACCGCCCAGGCGGTGCGCGACGCCCAGGCCCGAGCTGGCTTGGTGCAGGACGGCAAGTGCGGCCCGAAAACCCGCGCCTACCTGATGGGCATGGAGACCGGAAAGCTGCTGCGCGAGCAGGATCTGCAGCGCGCGGCCGACACGCTGGATCTGCCCCTCGCTGCCGTGAAAGCGGTGAACAGCGTCGAGTCCCGTGGATCCGGCTTCCTGGCGGACGGCCGCGCCGTCATCCTGTTCGAGCGGCATGTCTTCTGGCAGCAGCTGCAGGCGGCCGGCATCGACCCGGCCGGCGTGAATGCGCCCGCCACGATTCTCTGCCCTGACCGGGGCGGGTATGCCGGCGGAACGGCCGAATACGCCCGCCTGGCCGCCGCGCGCCGCATCAACGAGGCCGCCGCCCTTTCGTCCGCGAGCTGGGGCCTGTTCCAGATCATGGGCTACCACTGGAAGGCCATGGGTTACGCCAGCGCGGCCGATTTCGTCGAGCAGATGCAGACGAGCGAAGGTGCCCAGCTCGACGCCTTCGTGCGGTTTCTGCAGGCCAACGGCTCCCTGCTCACCGCACTGCGGGCGCAGAAGTGGGCAGCGTTTGCCAAGGGATACAACGGTCCCGACTACGCGGCGAACCTGTATGACGTGAAGCTTGCCCGCGCGTTCGACCATTTCGACGCCACGCACAGCGCGGAGCAGCCAGCATGAGTGCCGCGGTGCTCGCCTTCCTGGGGCGCTTCGGCCCCTACATCGCATCCGGGCTGCTGGCGTGGGCCGTGTGGTCTCAACACGGCACCATCGCAGCGCAGGACACCGAGATCTCCGGCCTGAAAGAGCACGCCGCCGCCGTAGTAAAGCGCTTCGGCCAGATCAACGACGCCCAGGCCAAGGCCGACAAGAACACGCAAGACCTGCAGCGCGGCCAGGACCAGTTGCGCGGCGCGTTCTCGCAGCGCGAAATCGACATACGGAAGCTTCAACATGACACAAAAGAACTGCAGAGCTGGGCTGATCAGCCTTTGCCTGACGCTATTGTCCGGCTGCGCCAACGTCCAGCCATTACAGGATCTGCCGCCTATTCCCAGTACCTGTCCAGTCGTCAGCCCGTGCACGCTGTCGGCCAGCAGCCCGCAGACGGCGGGGGATCTGAACCTGCAGCTCGAACGGACGGAAAATGACTGGCATATCTGCGCGGCGCGCGTGGACAGCATCGTGAAGTGCCAATCCGAGCAGTCGACCGATGCAAAAGCCCGTTGATCTGCGCGCGTTCCTGACCGCCGCGCTGCCCGAATTCACCACGAACCCAGACAAACTGGAGATCTTCGTCGGCAAGGGCAAGCTGGTCAGCACCGGCACGCCGTCGCTTTCCTACGAATACCGCTACACGCTGACGCTGATCGCGGTGGACTACGCAGGGGAGCCGCACGCGCTGATGGTGCCGCTGCTTGTGTGGCTGCGCAGGAATCAGCCCGAAATCTTCGACAACCCCACGCAGCGGGCCGAGGCGATACGGTTCGAGGTGGACTACAACAACCACACCACCGTGGACTTCGAGATCGAGCTCGACCTCACCGAGCGCGTGGAAGTAGCCAAGGGCGCTGACGGCCGGCTGACCGTCACCTACCGGCCCGAGCCGATCAGCCCGGAACTGCCCGAGGAAGACGGCGAGCTGGCTGTGTGGTTCGAAGACAAGCAGATAGCGCCCCTGAAGCACAGCAGGTGGGATCCGATGCTATGAGCGACCTCGATCATGTCGCCAGCTGGGCGCACGCGCTGTTGGCGCGGCTGGACCCGGCTGCGCAGCGCCGCCTGAATCGCAAGGTGGCCGCCGACCTGCGCAAGGGCCAAGCCAAACGCATCGCCGCCCAGAAGAACCCGGACGGCTCGCCTTACGAGCCGCGCAAAGCCCGCCCGCAGAAGAAGAAAGGGTCGATCCGCAAGCGCGCCATGTTCCTGCGCCTTCGGACCTCGAAATTCTTGCGCACCACGGCATCCCCTACCGACCTGACCGTGGGCTTCATCGGCCGCGCATCGCGGATAGCGCGGGTACACCAAGACGGCCTGACCGACCAGGTCGCGCCCGGCGGCAAACGAGTGCGGTACGCCCGCCGTGGGCTGCTCGGCATGACGGACGCCGATATCGACATCGTTGCCGACTCACTGCTGCGGCACTTGGCAGAAGGCGACACGTAGCAGGGCAAACCACACTCGCGATTCCGTGCGCGCGCGAGGGCACACCGGCAAGATGGGCGGCATATGAACACCGCCGAAATTCTTCGCCTGCTGTCGAACCTGTTGCGCATCGGATACGTCGATGAGATCGACTACGACGCCCGCAAAGTGCGCGTCACGAGCGGCGAGAACACCACCGATTGGATCAGTTGGAAGGTGGATCGCGCCGGCACAACGCAGACCTGGGATCCCCCCACCCTGGGTGAACAGGTATTGCTCGCATCTCCCGAGGGCGAGCTGAACAATGCCATCGTCCTGATGAGCCTGTACAGCGATGGTCAGGACGCCCCCTCCAGTGATCCGCACAAGCACGTCCGCCTGTACCCGGACGGCGCGCGTATCGAATACGACTTCGGATCCGGCGAGCTCATGGCTACCGGCATCAACACCGCCCTGCTGCAGGTCAACCAGCTGACCACTGTTGACTGCCCGCTGACCGTCTTCAAGGGAAAGGTCGTGGTCGAAGACCTGTTTACGTACCAGGCCGGCATGAGCGGGACCAACAGCAAGGGCAACAAGACCTCAATCGAGGGCGACTTCAT